TTGCAAGCCAAAGCAGTCGTCCCCACACCCAAAAACGGATCAAGGACTACATCTTCAATGAAACTCCAACCCTCAATACAACGAAGTGGTAGTTCCATCGGAAACTGTGCGGGATGGCCCTTACTTCCGACGACTCCGTTGAACTCCCAAATCTGCCCCGACAACTGCATCCACCGTTCCTTGGTAATTTTGCTCTGCTCCTTCTTTTGTTTGTCAACCTTCTCGTACAAGCCGTTCTTTCGGAAATGCAGAATGTACTCTATCTCCGATGGGACATGGCAGTTCTTGGGATATGGATAAGTACCACAGAACCGAGCATTCGCACCAAACTGAGCGTTGTGGTTACTTGGCTTCTTCCAGATGATCGGATTGAGGTACTGACCGCCCAAAGCAATCATTTCACCGATGACAACCGTGTGATTGGGAACAACGTAAAAGTTTCCCCGCTCGCCAATCCTATGCTCGCCTTTCGCATCTTTGTTGGAAATGCCAACGTCACAGATGTTCACGAAGATGTTGCTGTTGGGCTTGATGACCCTGTACATCGCATGGCACATCTTCCTGAGCCATTGGTGGTAGTCGGCAAAATCCAGACTATCGTTGTACCCAGAATACGGCTTGCCGATGTTATACGGTGGGCTGGTAACTATCAGATCAATGCAGTTTTCTGGCATCGTCTGCATCAAATCCAAGCAGTCGCCGTGGATGATTTTGTTTAGAAAGTCCTCTGGGTACTTCATTCTTGTCCTTCCTTAATCCTTTCAGTTTGTCCTCTGTTGACGGACAAAATTCTGAAATGGGCCTCCTGAGACTTGAACTCAGAACCGAACGATTATGCTTACCACTACAACTTTCGTTGCCCCTTTCGGGTTTGTGGTCTGGACTATACCTTCCCTTTCGGGTCTGCCGTCTAGTCTCTACACCTTCCCGATTTCTCAGGCTTGGCTCGGTATTCCCATTTTACAGGGTTCACCGAATTTGACAGATTCTACTAATAGCTTCCACATAATTATATGAAAACAATTAGCAACCCTATAGAAGTCAACCATGCAAGATTTAACTTGTTTAGGTTGCCTTCCTTTCTAAGTCGTTTGCTCTAACCAGTTGAGCTAGAGGCCCTTAACAATTTAATAATACACATAATAAAAAAAAATACAAGAACAATCCCGTCAACGGAGGAAAATTTTTTTCAAGAATCAAATAAATTTTTAACAGAATTTAATTTGACTATGATTCTCACAAATTGGTCCATATGACTTCTTCATATTTTTTGTTACTGGCATTAGAAGTTTTTTGAAAAGTAGAAAACTCCAACCAGTTGGCTCCACTTTGTTCACACACAATTGTTTGTCCATGTCTTTCTTTGCACCACGAAGCAAGTTGTTCATAATTTATGTTATTGTTTCTGTATCGTTTACCAGCCTGTGAATATGGAGGATCAATAAACCAAGTGCATTTTTGGTTGAAATCTATTTCATCATAAGACTTATTTTTTACTTCCCAGTGTTTTATGCAATTAACTTGATTTGCAATCATATTTCTTTTGCGTTCCGTCCAATTACCGCCTCTTGACTTTGACAAAGGATAACGAGAAGAAGAAGTTTGAGATTCTGTTAGCCAAAAGCCAATTAAGAGCTTGGCTTCTGCTGCAATATTGCAATCAGAAACGGGATACTCTTTAGAAAACTGGTGACCATTATTGTCAAGAGGAAGACTTAGTATTTCCTCCTTTTTTACTTTAATTAAATAGTCCCATAGCTCAACTATTGGTTCGTAATTATCATATAAGATTATTTTTTTTTCTGGGTATAATAAAGAATATCCAGCAGCGCCAGCAAATGGCTCAATGACAATATCATATAATGGCTTTGGATAATGTTTTGCCATTCTATATTTTGAGCCAAAGTATGAAAAAAACGGATGCAACATCATGAAACCTCAATATGCATTTGAAACAGTCTAAAATTTAAGCTTGAACCAAGCTAATGGCACTGTTTTCACAGATTGCATTACCCCACTATTTGTGCTTTTCATTTCCCTACGAGGCTGTTTCAACAATTCATCGACCCTTGATGAATTTATAACAGCAGCCCTTTTATCTCCCATAATATCAACCACAAAAATAAAACCCTTATCTTTGCTTTTTCTTATAGTCAATTCATTAAGAAATATTCCACCATCATTAATTAAAAAATTAGTTTCCCAACCTTTACTAAAAAAGAAAGTCCTTCCTCTATGGTTAGGATATCCTTTCCGCCTTGCTTCAACTCTTTTTGGCTTACCTTCATATTCAATAAAACCATCTGTTTCACCATCATCGTCATCTTCTTGTAATTTAACTACCTTAGCTTTGATTTTTTCTGCAAAGTCTGTAATTAATCGTCTTTCAGCAATCTTTTCTTCAATAGGCTGAAATGCCATATCACAATCTCCTTCCTTCCTATCTGTCAACGTGAGACATATTCACCTAGCAATCATAGACGAAAAACACAAAAATCCAATCACTTTTTGACAGAACTAAAAAACCCCTTGGTCTTGGTCTTGACAGCCTTGATTTCTACAGGAGGCACAATCTGATCATTAAGCCATTTTTCTACAAGATCTGCGTCTGGACCTTGTACAAATGTTCGATCCTGACCACCTGTTTTTGTAGAATAAAAGGTGGCTACCTTAGTGTTGCCTTCAACCTTAAATTCAACTCGCACAATATGAGACATGTTAACCCATTGATTCGACAATTTCAACCACATATAAAAACTGCTTTCCCGTCCGTCAACAGAGGACGAATTTCTTTGAAAAAAAATAAAAATTAACGAACAAATCAATTGTAGTCAAAATAAGAATTTAATCAAGCAACATCTTCTGCAACAAGAAAATGAACCCAAGATTCAGCCCTTGATTCATCCAAATGCAAGTTAGACAAAGGTTTTTTGGGTTCGCAAAGAAGCTTCATACCAGCTTGCTTTGGCGTTCTGCCAGCTTTTTGGGAATTACAGTCAACACAAGCAACAACAATGTTTTCCCAATTAGTTTTGCCGCCCTGACAACGAGGGACAATATGATCCAAGGATAATTCATCGTTCTTTTTTTTCTCGCCACAATATTGGCAAGTACTATTGTCTCTTCGATAAATACTTCTTCTGTTAAACTGCGCCTTAGTACATGGAACTTTATCATATTTTGTGTATAATATAACCTCTGGAACCTTATAGGACGCACTTACAGTCCTAATTTTTAACTCGTCATCATCTGGCATGATCTGTGACCACTCATGCCATTCAAACATCATAAAATCATTGCTAGGATCAATAATTTTTGCTTTTGGTGTTCCATCATCATATGTCGAAAAAACCTTGCTAAGGGCCTTCTCAAGAGTAATAATCGCAATAGCACGCCATGATTTGTTAAGGACAAGAACTTTTCTCTCGGCCAACACAAGCACCTCCGCTTAATCTATCTAAGACATTGAAGGCGAACTATTTTTATATGTTTGATGCCTACAGAAATATTTTTCCCAAAAACACTATTCTTCATCATTTTCAAGATCATTATTCTCAGACGATGTGCTGCTGTTGAAAGATTCCTTGAAAATAGTCGCTTGAAGCTCTCGAACAAGCTTCAAAGCCTCATCACGCTGAAAACCAGCGTTTACCAAATCCTTATGATAAGAATAAAGAAAATTGGCAAAGATATTGAGAAATGCTCCAACTTGTTCAAATGCGGCAATGGTGCGAATATGTTTATCATTCATAATGTTTTCCCCTTAATTCAATTATTAAGGAATTAAAAATTAAAGTCAAATAGGTGGCAGGTTTGAATACTCAGGACTTATACATTTGATCTTAGTCACAAGCCTTAAAAATCCCTTATATGGCACTTCTTTACCGAGAACATTATGATCTAATGGTTTTTTAGATTTGCCGGGAAGAACATTTATGTTCCACGGCTCACCTTCACCATTATTTATTTTATCGCCATATTGCTTATGTCCGGGTAGATGTGTGATGTCCCAAGGAGCTCCATCTCCATTACACCATAATCTCTCATCCTGCGATACATATAGAATGGCATCAGCAGCTTGAGGAAGATAGTGAGCAGGAGGATAATTACCCAGCCCACCATAAGAAAGTGGGTAAAGCAAAGACTTCAATGCCGTGCGGCTATTACCTTCTTTAAGCAAAACAAATTCATCAAAAGAACATAGTCTTTCCATGAACTTATATATAAACACATAATATATAATTCAAAGCAAAATCGTTGCATATTCAAGAAGTTAATCTTTAGCTATTGGGAAATTAAATATTCTTCCTGTAAAGAAAATCAAAAAAATCATACCTGTGCTTTGCCAATAATTTATTTCCTTGCAACAAGTCAAAACTTCAACACAAATATTATTCCAAGCATATTGAAAAGGGAAAGCCATAATACAGGCCATGCAAAAAACAGCAGTAATGCCAATTACAAAAGATCCTGCTGGAGTAAGAATCTTTTCAATCTTATCGTCTTCATCCATGTCTTTTTTCATCGTGCCACCAAAATGGGTTGGTAATTCAAATCAATTTGATTCTAAAACTTTTGAATCGTTAATGCAAGGCAAGAAAAGCAGAAATAATTTTTAATTTTTACTAATTGTTTCTCAGTTGGATATATAATTGTAACAAAACAATTAAGATACAGGATTATCATGCCAACATGCAAGAAGTGTCAAGCTAATTTCCCCAATCGCATCAAAATAGATGGTAAAGAAAAAAATCTCGGCAACAGAAGTTATTGTCTTGATTGCTCGCCATATGGGGAACACAATACCAAAAAATTAGAAACAGGAAAAGCAAAGCAAATAATAGAAAATAATGAAATAAAAAGAAAATGTATTAAATGTAATGAATATAAATGTGTCAATTATTTTCACAAGATAAAGGGAAAAAGAAAATATTATTCTTATTGCAAGGTTTGTTTGTATGAAATACAAAAAAATAGATGGTTAGATCGTAAAATGGAAGCAATAAAATTAATGGGAGGAAAGTGTGTTATTTGTGGATATTGCAAAAACTATGCGGCAATGGAATTTCACCATTTAGATCCATCAGTTAAAGAAATGACATGGGTAAAAGCAAGAGAAATGAAGTGGAATAAAACTATTGAAGAACTTAAAAAATGTGTTCTTCTTTGTGCCAATTGTCATCGAGAAACACACAATCCAGATGCATCATTGATACAGACAAGAGAAGCCAACCCATTGTTAACTAATACTTTGAAACCAACAGGAAAATGTCCAAATTGTCAAACTGATGTCTACAACACGAAACATTGCTCTGTTCAATGTGCTGCTGCAAGTAAAAGAAAAGTTGATCGTCCAACAAGAGATGAATTAAAAAAACTTTTAGAAAAACACAATTTTTCACAATTGGGAATAATGTTTGGAGTTACTGATAGTTCCATAAGAAAATGGGTTAAATTTTATGATCTAAAATAATACCGCTGGCGGGAGTCGAACCCACATGGCTTTCGCCGTTGCTTTAGAAGAGCAATCCAGTTCCATTTCTGGGTCAGCGGCAATACATTCAATTTTACAAAGAAGTGTTGGCCATGTCAATTGAATGTGGTTATAATTTTTCATGAAAGCCTCTACTCTCCATAAATGTGTTTGCCTCATGTTAGAAGATTGGGGAGAGGACAAAAGCCGCACTGGTTTTCACTATGCGTTTGCAATAAGAAAAAATAGAATCATGGAAATGGGGAAGAACAATCCCGTCATGATGTCAGCGAAAGCATATAAATTAGCTCAAAAATTTAATATCGCACACTGGAAAAAATACCCATTCCTTCATGCTGAAGCAGACCTTCTCCTCAAACTTGATGAAAAGTATTACAACAGAAAGACAACAATACTTAGCATGAAAATAAATAGACATGGAAAATTCAGACTGGCAAAACCATGTTACAAATGCGAAATAGCATTGCAAAAATCTAATTTGATGAATGTTGTTTGGAGTCTAAATGACAATAAAAATCTAACATTACCAATTCTTGGAAACTATCAAGAAAAGACCGCCTCGACCAGCTTGTTTAGCACCGAAGTACAAACAATTTAATAATCCTAAGACTGGTTGTCATCAGCGTGTCGAAGCACGAATGCTCTGAAATATTTAGAAATCTAACTTCAATATTTTATGGAATCAAAAATAATAAATTCAGATTGCCTCGAAGGATTAAAACAAATCGAGCGTAATAGTGTACAAACATGCATAACATCTCCTCCTTACTGGCAATTAAGAGATTATGGCCAGAAAGATCAACTCGGAACAGAGAAGACTCCAGAAGAGTTCGTCAGCAGTTGCAAATAAACTTAAAAGAAATTTTATTGGAATAGATCTTAATCCTGATTATTGTATCATGGCACAAGAAAGAATCAAAAAAGAAAATCCGCCTTGTGAAGGCGGATTACAACAATTCAAAATTGATTAACATCAACCATTGATTGCAAGCCAAGGATTTGCACTCATTACCTTGAATGACCTGCAAATATGAAAATTATTATCTGTACCAGTGACACCATAAATTCCAATATAATTGCCACCGGGAATCCACACGCCACCAGAAAGATACATGTTATATCTTAAAATCTTAACATTATTCATACAAACATGAAGATATTGCTCTGTTGCAGAAGCATATTCGTAAATAATTTCCCAAACTCTATAAGTCGCATCATCAAGTGTTTGATTGGTTGAGATTGCGTCTTCTATTAAAGAGTTATTTTTATAAACCTTAACAGTATCACCATCATCTTCATCGATGTATACAGATATTGAGCCATTAGCGCCACCTCCAGCACTATTTGACCCCATGAAAATTGTAATGTTGTCTGCGCCATCCCCTTCGCCAGAATAAGTTGTAGCCCTTATGTAAATATTTTTATTGTAATCATAATTTTTTTCCCAATAAAGATATCCAAGCTGCTCATCAATATCTTCTGTCAATACAACACCATTATTTATAGTGTCATAAAAAGCATCGTCAGATATAGTTGCATCAGCAACAATGGATGGATCTCCCTGATCAGCACACCAGTCAATTGGAGTATCACCAATACTGACTTTTGAAACTGGGCTACTACGTTTCAAAGTTGCTTGTATGGCAACCTTGCCATCAATTATTTCTTTGGCTTTTTCAAAATCAACTTTTTTGTTGAATTTCAAAGTGGTGGTCAAACCATCAGAGCTTGTGCCAACTATTCGATGATAAACATTAGCATCGTTGAATAGTTTTTTCAAATCTGCAATTTTATCCGTTGATACATCAATATTTAACATATAACTCCTCAAGATTGCAAAATAGACTCAAGCAAATGTAGCCAACCACCATCTTCTGGACCTATCGGCGCAGCATCATACCAATCCCAGCCAAGAACATATATTTTCCCAGAACCATATGGAATCATGGTTACTACAGATTCATCCGCACCATTTCCCTCGTAAATTGTTACAGAATTTACTGGCAAACTAGTAGTGTCTAAAGAATTAGTATCACTGAGATTTGGAATAGTAGCACTTTCACTTGGGAAAAGACCAGAACCATCAACTGTGAGGCTTATTGGCGCAGAAGCTCCACCATCAGTGATGCTAAAACTAAACACATCATTCAAGAAAGGCACCAAGTCTCCATTTCCGGGGCTGAACATCAAAAGATTACCACCAGAAGAAACAAAATTGTTAATTTTATTTTTAGCACCTGAAGTCAAATCTGGAAGAATGTCACTAGTTTCAAGTTCGGGAATAATAACATAACCAGCTTTTCCTAAAACAAATATATCATCCCATCCAGATTCAGATATATCTGTAAATGTTTCATAATCTATAGTATTAGCATCTAAGTAAGCAATAATATTGTTTGGTTCATTGGAAAAGAACGATTCTCCAACAACATAATCAACATAAGTGTCATTGATGAGAATAAAAATTTTATCATTTTTATTTGTAATTTTCGGTACATTTATTGAAAACCAAGGAATTGCGCTTCTTACTTCAAAAGACTTGCAATAATGAATATTGGTTAAAGTTGCTGTGTTGGCAAATACTCCAACAGTTGGTTCAGTGGTGTATCCGCCACCAATATCTACTCTGCAAATATGTTTTCCGTTCATTAAAACTGTTACATATATCACATCGCTTTTCTTGTATTCATAAATAACTTCAAAAGTACGCCAAGTGGTATCGCCAAGAATATCACCAGAATCATAACCATCGCTAGTAAATCCACTTGTTTCTACATATATGGAATTATCTGTGTCATTAAAATAAACATAAACACCACAAACATAAATTCCACAATTATTGCCACCAGTTCCAAGTCCAGCCAGAAATGTTCCTTTGAGATAAATATCTTTTGTCAGATCATATTGTCTATCCCAGTAAACCGCACCAGATTGGTTGGCACTATTAGGAGTAAGAATTAAACCTGTATTATGATTATCGTATGATGCATCTCCATCATAATTAGCATCGGGATCAACATCCCAAGGAGCGCCTTGACAAGCATTCCAAAATATTTTTGAATCTCCAATATTAACAGGACGAAGAGGATCACGATTGCTTTTTCCGCTACGATGACCAATCTTGCCACCCTGAGCAGTGACTTCTTGATTGTTTTCCATAATTTATTCCTTTATCAAATTATCTGTTTAGTGCCAGCCAAGGATTTGCGTTTTTGACATCAAATGATTTACATTGGTGATTGTTATCTGCTGCACCGCACCAACCGCTTGCGCCGATATATGTTCCTGCGTCACCTACCCAAGACCCAACATCAACACGGCAAACATATACATTATCTATTTGGACTTGAACAAAGGCGCTTGAACTGTCTATGTATTCATAGATAATTTCAAATTTTCTCCACTGAAGATCATCTAACGTCAAATTTGTGTTAAATGTTGTGTCAATCAAGACTCCGTTTTTGTATACTTTAACAACATCATCATTATATTCATCAAAAAATACAGCTATTCCATTTGTTGCGTCACTTGAAACTGTTAGACTATCATCTACACCAAAAAAAACAGTTATTCCGTCTCCATCATCTACTGCTCCTTCTCCTCCAGCAAGAAATGTACCAGAAATATAAATGTTTTTAGTATAATCAAAATCTTTATCCCAATATAAAGAACCTTTTGTATCAGCTGTGGCTTCTGTTAGGTAAACGCCCTGATTTATATTATCATAATATGCAGTAAAATTATTGCCATCAAATTCAGCGTTTGCGACTGCTTCGGGGTCACCCATACAGCTATCCCATTTAATTGGTGTATCGCCAATGTTCTGATCTGCCAATGCATCAGAACGAATTAATTCAACTTGTGCTTGTACTTCATTATTTTCCACGAAAACTCCTCTACGGAAAATTTTATCTTATATTATATATGTTAAAAAAAAATATCTCTCCATAAAGAGAGATATTTTAACATTAAAATATTACCAAAAGCGTCATCTAACAGTAAAGAAGAAAAGTTGAACCATTCTTGCCTTGTCAACGACATCACTTTGTAGTCCTTCATAGGTGCTTGCTGAGTGAATCATTTTCGCATCCCAAATTGCCAATCTGTTATAAATGGCTCCAACCTTATCGACTAATTCCCAATTATCTGGATGGAGTATGTTATAATCGTTGTAAATTTCTTCATCTGCTGCTCTGCGTTGGTCATCAGTTTGGAATCTATCAAATTCTAAAGGATGATTTGTTGGACGACGAGAATGATGTTTTTTATCCCTCCAAAAACTTGTGCCAGCAGATGGTGGTGAAAATGGAGTCAAATAAATTGCTGCTGCGTAGCTTTGAGCATCGCTATGATAGACAAGTGGATCATTATAGCCTGTAATTTGGAAGCACCCGTTAGCAGGCTGATTGAGCCAATCGATAATTGGCCTGCCGATAATACGCTCAAATTCTTCTTTAAGGAAAGGCCAAAGGAATCTTTCTTTAGTTCTCTTACCCTTATAAAATCTATTATCAGCTTCAAATTCTTGTTCCATGGCAAAAGAACGAATTTCATCAGGATTTTTATAAAAACTATCAACAATGATTAAGTGAGGTGTTCTTCGATTAAAATGAGTCAAAGGTGGTCCAGTAGGATTGCCATCTTCTAAATTATTTTCAAGAACCCACATTGTGAGTCCAGATTCTCCTATTTGACAATAATACTTATTGATGCCATCTGAATTTTCTTTTTGCGAAAGAATAACTGAGATTTGATTTTGGAAAATAACTCGTTGACCAATAAAAAATTTAGGTTCCATTTTATTCCTCGATGATTGACAAAATAATATAGTATGAAACGAAAAAGATCGGGACAAAAGTCCCGATCTTTAGGATAAATCGGGCCAGTAACACTTAACAACACACTATGTCATCTTGCCCAAGACACACAATATGCAGTATTGCTGGCCCAATACGATTAATATCGATTGCAAGCATACCACATGCCATTACTTCCTTGAGCTACACCTTGATCTTTGATGGAATATTGCCCATAGAAGCAACAGTTGCGAATGGCTTGTTGTGCAGTTCCGCCCATGCCAACTCCTTCACGGGAATACGGGTTGCCTCCAAAGTGTCCAATCCTTCCAATTTTAGACATATGGTTGGCTACGGCTTGAGCAGAAGAAAGACTGTGAGAAACAGCATTAGCAATAGGACGACTAGAATTGGTTGTCTTAGTGGTCTTATTGAATGGTCTAGCTTGAATGCTAGTGGTGACAACAACCATAGTCAAAGTCAAAGCGATCAAGTTCTTAATCATCTCGTGGCACTTCCATACCAAAAAAGCGTAATATCAGGTTCACGCTAAACCCCGTGTTCTGCAACACGCAAAGACACTATACAGCAGTAGACGATGAATGTAAAGAAAAAACCAAGGTGAGATTTAAATCAACTTTGACATAGTTTTCCTTGCCAGCCACATTGTCATTTTATTTGCCATGTAATCACGAATGTCTTTCATGCTCCAAGGTGTTCCAAATCCAACACCTTCACGAATGTTGTCTACGCCAACATCGAGAGTAAGATCAATTCCGTTGACTGACGCACAAACTGCCAACAGATCATTTATGATTAATTTATTTTTTATTCCATGTCTTTCAAGAACAGAGGCAAATCCATCGTTGAAAATCCTACTGTGATAAGAAGAAATTCTGCCATTGTCTTCTTCATAGTAAGCATTATGAACGTGTCCGTAGAGCATCCAAGATCCTTTTGATGCTTTGTCCCAAGATCTTGCTGGATAGTGACTGGTGAAAATGCTTTGCCCATCAATGTTAAAAAGATAATTTTCATATACAGATTTAAAAACATCTATTGAATTTTTTCTATCATCATGATTTCCTAAAATCAGATATACATTTTTACATTTTATGTGATTTCTATATTCTTTGATTTTTTCTTTTTTCCCATTATGGCAAAAATCTCCTATTATGACTAGGTTGTCATCTTTGCCAACAGAATAGTTAATATTTTGAATAATTGTCTCGTCCATCAATTCAATTGTTTCTTTGCTAATTTTCAATTCAGTATGTGGTACAATGCCACGCTTAATTAAATCGCAAAAATCTAATTCTTCTTTATTTAAAAATGGTCTTTTGCAGTATTTAATTATATTTCCGTGTCCAAAATGAGTATCAGCAGTGAAAAACCACGACATAAAAGTCTCCAGTTAAGCCCACAGAGAATCTGCGCCAACAATATTGATTTTTTTCTTTATATTTTCTGGTAGAATTAATCTTTGTTTAATTTCATTTTCATCTAATTTGTAAAATTCTTCTTTCCATCCATGTTTTATTACTGTAGATTGTCCGACAACAGGACTGATTCCAGTATATTTGGTGAAGCCGAACATAAATCTCATTACGGCTGGCTTTGTATCGATTAGACAAGATGATTCTTTGTATTGAACGCCGAATAGAGCTTCATCGAAATTATCTTCTTTTATTTTATAATTATGACCACATCTTACAATCAAAGTGTAAATTGACCTCTTAAAGTAGCAGTCGAGCCAAAATGGCGAAGGCTCGATATAAATTATTGATTGAACATTTGTTTTTGCAAATTTAGTGTATTGGAAGTTAGAGAAATTTTTACTTTTATGCAAAACATTTTCAAATTTTTTGATTAGTCCTACAATTTCTTTTTCCATATCAGGTTTATGAGAAAAATAAAAGCCTTTGGTGTTTTCAGTAAACTTAGCTGCAAACTGTTCTCTACAATGATCCCAGTGATTTACTTTATGGTTTTCTGATTCTAAACCAAAGCTACTTATTGCTGGATTGCAATAGGCCAAAGTTATATTCCTAATTGGCAATTTTATAACTTTGGCTTGTGTTTTCATTTTTCAACCTTTGAAAATAAAACATTGCATCCGAATTCTAATTCTTCTGACTTAATTCTACTTACAACAACGACTGAGTGAACACATTTTTTAGGTTTTTTGCCCAAAAAATTAATGTTTGTTGTGGGTATTTTAGGCAAAAGTAAAGCCTTGTAAATAGAACTTTTACCTCGCCAAGAACAATAAACTTTAATTATTCTTTTTTCATTATTTGAATTAATGAATATAATATGACCGCCATCATATTTAGAAAAAGGTAATTCTGACAAGTATTCAATGCTTTTTTGATCAAATCTAAATCTAAAAAAATATTCAAAAGCAGGTTGTGAATCAAATTCACCATCACATATGTTTCGTTCAACTCTGGTTGAATTTTGAATCAGTTCAAGGTGCAAATCACCGCAAGAAATAAAACATTGCCATTTTTCGGCTATGTCGCTATGAACAACAACATCTAAAACCTGATTGGGTCTTAAGTTGCAACTAATGTTTTTAGGATTAATGACTCTAAGATAATCATCGTTTTTATGATTACTTACAACACAAAGAGAAGACTTATTCTCATTATTACCATCAAAAAAATTAATTCCACCAAGGAACAATGTACTTTCATTGTATTTGATAATATCTTTTTTTTGAGATATTGATGTCATCCAACCATTGGATGTTTCAGAAACTTCATCAACTTTCAAAAATGTACCTAAAATATCAATTTTATAGTCTTGATAGTCTTTACCATCAAAAAATATATTCATTTTTTGGCCCGATAACAATTGGACCAAAGAATTTTTAGAACTAGGGTTCTTAATCTTTACAGGGCAATAATTCTTTTTCATCTTTTTCAATTAATTTAACAAGCCATTCAGAGTAATTTTGTATCTTTTGAAAAACTTCGTTTTTCCAACTTCTCATAACTGATGTGTGAAAATGAGAAATTTTTCTTAATATTTCACTTGCATATTCCATTCTGAAATTAACTGGAACATCTTCATCTAAAGATTGGAATAGCATATATTTTATATCTCCTCCTTGCTTGGCAAACCAACCATCAAAAGCACCAACGAACATTTCCCATCCTGCCAAAAATGTTTCGTTTTGACCTTTGATTAATTCAAATTTTTTGAATTTTTTTGTATAAATCTGCATGAAGTTTTCATATTCATGCCACTTCAAGTTTGCTATTTGACAAGTGTTTAGTATTTTATCTTGTGCATATCCATCGTGAATTTGATTGTAAATAGAGGCTTCGTAATGGCCGGGATGGTGATCACTTTGAATCCATCGAACTTGAAAAATTCCATATAAAGGCTTATATGTTTGGATTGAAGATTGATTAACTAATTC